TGGAAGAGTTAATCCTGTTGGCAGATGTCCAATATTACCTCTCCAGTTATGAGAAGCATCAATACTAACTGTATCATCAACGTAGGCTCCACCAGCAACACTATGAGATAATGTTCCATTCTGTGCAATCTGATTCCAATTATTTATTTCAGTGAAAGCAGCCACCGGACCAAGAGCGACTCCTATTCCTTCAAGTAATGCTTCTTCAGGTTCATCAGTTACAATGTCTGTAATAGGGTCAAGAGCAGTAGAACTTGTAAGCTGAGTATTTGCACTAGGAACCTGAGTAGGATTATAATATTGATTAAGGTTTACATATCCACCTTCTACCCAAGTAGGAGTAAGAGTCGCTGATACAGCATTAGTGGCTCTTACATGACTACCATATACCCAGTCAATACTAGTAAGAGATTCTACTCCTGCAATGTTAGGAACATCAGCGTTAATCCAGTCATCAAAATCTACTTCCCAATTTGCTTCACGATTGGATAGCTGACCAATAGTAGACTGTTGATGGAATGTTACTCTATCCATTCCTGCGCCAGTATTAATAGTATATTGGCAATCAAGAACATGATTGATATATAGACGAACTCCTCCCGAATCTCCAGCAGCAGCAGGCCAAGTTAAAAGAATATCAAAAAGATACCACTTACCTACGACTAGAGTAGTAGGAGAAGTAGCTTCAAGTGTTCCTATTGTCGAGGCTGTAGCATTATAAAGTAATGGAACTCCAGCAGTTGAAAGTCTGATAGTGCATCCCTCAGTAGTGGGATTATTACCCCTAGCATAATAGAAAATAAGTTCATTAGTGCCAAGATTATTAACCCTAAAATAGAACCGTTCCCAAGAAGTTTTTGGAGCTAATCCTGCTCTAAGTTTAGCAACTTGCTTAGTGTGAGTATAAGATGTGCCAGAATTCCCACGAATTCGGAATCCTTTTCCACCTGTAACTCGTGATGCACAACGACCTATAGCATTTACAGTATCGCCAGCTTCATTTAGTGTTCCTGGATGTTCAAATCCACCAATGAATCTACGTTGTGGAATAGTTGCTGTAGGAGGAACTCCCCCACCTATCTGATTATGCTGATATACAATAGCTCCATACCAAACAAACTGAGTCTGCTTGGTAGTTGGAAACAAAGGAGTTGATTTCTGAGGTAGAGTTACACTATCAACATTAGTAGTAAAAATATAAGGTTCTGGAACGTGTCCCAGAATTGTAAAAGGCCCCGCGCTTAGGAATCCTTTAGATAGAAGGGTCCAATCTCCACCCGCAGGAGGCCAAGCAATTCCAAATGTGACCGCAGCAGTTTCAGGACAACGCTGATAGCCGCCACCACCAGTAGCAGCTACAGCAGCATTATACTCTGCTAGGTCAGCAAAGAAAATCGTATAATGAATATAAGTAATGATGGTAGCCATTAGTAGACGCTGCTCCCCGTAAATTTAGGAGTTACCTCAACCAAACTACCAACACCGGGCGTAAATGGAACAGCAGCGGGTGGAAATCTCTCCGCCCACATCAATAATCCATCAGAATCTCGTGTAATGAAATAGCCATAAATCGTTCCCGGAGCATTAATAGCTCCAGTAAACGTCCATGATTGCTTAGGATAAAGACCAAATGAAGGACTACCAGATGTAAATGACCAATTTGCAAAGGTAAGAGGCTTATTTGCATATCCTCCACCCGCAATTTCGGTAAAACTTGCGGCTGTGGATGCAGGTCCAGGAGTAGCATTATTCCCAAATATCCTGAGAGTCATATTCAGGTTGAGAATTTGCTGTAGAAATCGGATTTCTGCTGCGTCGGGAACTACAAGTGACATGGTTACACCTGGTCACATCCAAAAATAAGTTCACTCACATTAACAAGGGCCAGAGTGTTCACATATACCGAATTATTATCAGAAATCTCGAATGTCCACGGACACCAACGAATACTTTTAGGGTCAAATCCATTAGCATAGTTACCAAACATTACTGTTCGGTCAGTCATGACAATGTATAGTAACTGATTAACTGAATCATTCACCATTTGGATGATACGATTCTTAGTTTTGAACTCATTTTGCAGCCAACGAGTCTGAATCTTCCAAGTTAGTTCGGGAAGAATATATCGACCATTGAATAGCGTAACACCTTTATAAGATGCTACGAGTAAATAGTCAATATTAGATGACCCCGCATCTACTACTGTCGCTATGCCATGAACTCCGCAGCCCATAGCATTATCAACGCCAGAATAAGGCCAGAAAGCAGGTTCCTGACCATTATCTACGAATGAACCTGTCTTATTACGCTTAAAGAAGTAGAGAACATCTCTCATTTCTGCCGCATTGGTAATTGGATTACCATCTGGCGGCATCAATAATACACCGTCAATTTGATTGATAGCTTCGGGTTCGCCTACTGCACTTGCATATCCAAGTGACACGTTATTGTAGTCACAATAGGTTACAAGTCGATTGTGGTAAGTGCAGAGTCCAACTCCCGCCGGAATTTCCGCGAAGTTATCAGTAAGATGAGAGGCGTCAAGCAATAAATCAGCATCAAAGAAAGATTGATTAGCGAGGACGGTGCCCGTGTTATTAGGAATTGTAGCACCCGGAATGAAGAATAGTTGATAGCCATTTACATCACCGTTATACGTCTGAATTACCTTAGAAGCTACAATATGTCGTTTAGTTACATGAGCTAGAGGACTAACAGCTACACCAGTAAATGATACTGATAACGCTGCTCCAGTAGTAAATGCTACTAGTCCTCCGGGGGCGGAAAGATAACCCGTGTCAGTTTCGAAAACATAGCCAAAAATATGCACACCAGCATCAGTATAGCCAGCAGCACCATTCGCAGGAACAAGAGCGGTAGTTGGGCCAGCACCCGCAGCTTTACGCGCAGCAGTTCCATCACCTTTGTAAACGTAAAGGAACTCACTTTGAAGCCCTCGTTCACGATTCAGCTCATCTACTAATGCAGTAGTAAATGGAGTGATATATGCTCGTCCTGCATATGGAACAAAGCCAAAATCAGTCATATTAGCAATAGTAAGAATAGGTCCAAATACAGTCAATCCATCTACTACATGATAAATCTTACCCCCTGTTGTTAGAACTAGAAGGGTCTGTTTATCTGCTGTAGGATAATTATATATCCTCAGAATATTCTGAGTAGGAGTAGCTAGACTCTGATGTAGACCAATTCCATCACGCGAACCGAAAGCATTGTCTCCAATGAACTTTAGATTCCAGCACTCGCTAAAATGGTCTAATGGCGTATCGACGATAGTTCCTCGATTATATAGACCATTAAAACTTTCCAATCTTATAGGTTCATGCTCTCTCATGTCATGAATCCACGCTTCTTAAAGGCAGCTCTAAACGGCCTACGACGAGTAAGAATAGTCTGCTTACCCTTAACTCCAATGCCCGTAGCTCTATCCAATCCCATTACTGCATAGACATTAAGAGCGTTCGCATTAGCTTGATTACGTTCAATAAACTCCGCACAAAGAGCAGCCGTGCGATATTCCAAGAAAGTTGCACCATTAATACAATTAATAAGGGAATTCTCATCCACCAGTGGTGTGAACAAGTCTTTAATATAGTCGATTTTAACGTCATTATCTCTATTACATTCAAGGAACTTCATTATATTGTTTTCCCACACATAGAAACTAAATCTACCTGTGGGTGTTCCTTCAAGATTATGTGGAATATAATCTCGCCTCGCCATAGGAACAAACGGGTCAATACCCCGTTCTCTTTCCCAAACTTGCTGAGGCTCAATCATATCACTAGGCAACCCTGGAATAACATTGAAAGTCAATGAAGTTACTCCCGCATTAACTGGAATAACTGCGGAAGTAAGCTGAGTTGACTGAATATTGTTTAGTTCAAAATGTTCTTGTAACTCCTGTAGAGCTATCTGAAGATACGGGAGGACAGCCGTATAAGTATAGACAGTCCTCGCCGTATCATTCAGCAGAGTTGCTGATTTAGCTAGAACAGTAGATGCAACGAGGTCTACAGTAGCCATTTTAACCTACTGTGCAAATGTAAGGCCCAACTCCTTAGCTTTCGCGGGGTCGTTAATAGCCTTACAAGTTGGGCAAACCGGAAACATAGGATTAAGTAGCCCACCACAAGCCTTGCAACGAACAGTATCCACCATTCTAAAGTCTTTCATCCAGTCCTTAGTCTGATTCATCTCTTTTGCAGCCAGTCTCATAGTATCGCTAATTGCAAGGGGATTACCACTTGAACGCGCCCACAGAGAATCAGCCAATTTAATCAGAGCTGAATACCAATTACGCTGCCTAGCCAAAGCAGCGTCCAAATCCTTCTTATAATTCTTACGAATATCCTCTAGGTCATGCTCACCAGGAATATAGAACAATCCCGGCATAGCACCTGCCATATCACAGCCAAGAATACCGTTACAGTAGTCCTTAATGACAGAATCAGCTACCTGAATACTTGAAACTGGAATTTCAAGCAACGGCTGGTCCAAATCAATCTCTCGCCACCAGCTACTCGGTCCCAAAACTACGATAGCAGGCTTTTCATAGCTTCCAGCAGGAATATGGAACACTCCCGGCTGAATTGTGGGCTTAGTTTCAATGATTTCCGATGGATAAATGCTCACAAGAGTAGTTTTATCCATAGGATTCACTGGACCACGAATAGTTCGACGCCTAAAAGCCTGCTGACCCGGAAATTCGCCAACTACTGACATGATTAGCTCTCTTTCTGTGTGGTTTCAAACGATTGAGGCACCACAATAGCCTCTCCTGTCACCGTTCTGCCTAAAAGATTCGATTCATCACCAAAAAGTTCTTCCTCCAGCTTCTTAACACGCTGTCTTTTAGCTTCTTCGGGATATTTTTCAGCTTCATCCACGTATTTTGCCAAACTCGTTTTGCCCATAGCGGCATAAAGAGTGTCGATTACAAACTTTGCAGCCCAAAGTGTGGGCGGAACATACTCCTCGTTCTTACCTTTGAACACCCAGAGAGGTTCATACGATAGTTTAATACCTGCAAGCTCTTGAATATTCTGTTCTGGAACAATTACGAGTCTCTCAAGGACAAACTTCTCTTTAATCCACTGATACTTGGGAAGAAGTTTCACCATTGGAAATGGAAGAATAAGTCCCTTCTCACTTCTATCGGTCAAACGCTTCTCAAGTTGGTCCTCTGACCACACAATCCTAAAGATAGGCTGTCCAGTTGCAGTATCTAGGCCAAAAAGGTCTATCAACTGCTGATTGATTGATTCAATGGGTTCTGCTAGTTCCATAATCCCCTGGGGAGGGATACTAGTCGGAGCCTGACTAATACCCCTCCCCCCTCAGTTATGCAGACCTACGCCGGATTAGCCACAATCGCATCTGCCGCATCATTGACCCAATTACGCCACGTATCAGTAGCGCCACCTTCAAACCCATTGGCAACGCTATATCCAGCAGTAGCTACCTGCCGGAAGTAGTTATTCAGGCTAAACAGATTAGCACCTGTAACCTGAATGAACTTACGAGCGCCATCAACTGCCGCTTCAAAGATATTATCTCGCACAAGGATGTTAGTCCCATTTGCAAGAATAATATCATTGGCACAGCCAGTGAAGATATTGCGCTGAATGATACAATACGAGGTATTGGCGATACCACCATCAGCACTACGCCGAATAGCAGTTCCACCCGCACCTGTAAGACCTTCAAACTGGCAATCTTCAACAACAATACGCTTACATTCTCCCAGATTAACGCCATGACCAGCAGCGCCACCAGTAGAGAAGTAACAACCCCTCACTCTACCATGCGAGCCGTCAGGGATTGTAGTAGTTTCCATACGACGGAAACGAATACAATCTGAAGCTGCCACAGGAGCAAACTGGATATTCTGAATATCCCAACCCTGTTCAATAACCTGCAACAGAGGCGTAGTTGCTACTGGAGATGTAGGAGCCAACCATGATGCACCACCACCAGTAGGAACACCACTATTCGTAGCCTGACGAGGCTGATTAGCAGCACCTACAATGGTAACATCATACACACCAACAGGCGTAATAGCCTGTTCCCTCAACACACCTGACAGAAGCACAATATCTCGACTTCGGAGATGTGGTGCCATATCAGAGAATGTTTCAAAGGTGAAAGAACCTGATGGACCACCACCCTGCGGAAACAGATAAAACACTCTCTGTGTTCCATAGTCATGGTCGCCCAACATTACCCTACGGCTATCTTGCCGAAGGTCACGCCAGAAGCCAGCAATCATTACTTTTCTCCAGTCTCAAGGACCAGCGTTGTTACGCCAGAGAAATGCGCGTTGGATATAGGTATGCGCGCCCCACCTTTTTATTTACGCCGTAGTAACCGGGAAGTAATTTCCCGACACTGGGTCGTAAATCAGCAACATCGGTCGGAGTGCAACGGAAGCAACTACCGCCGAAATATTACCCGTGTTAGTAACACCTGTTGCATCAGCGAACATAAGCGCGAGCATATGTGCGCCAGTGACAGGGGGAGTGATTGTCGCTACAGCCGGTCCTGCACTCAACACAGTGAGGAACGTAGTAGGAGCAATCGTAGCAGCAGCAGCCATACGAGTAGGAGTAGGCTGCAAACCACTGTTGACAGTGTTGATGTTCTGGTGATTAAGGTCAGACATTGTTTTCCTCCTTTTACCTTAATACCAGTTAATAACCAGTGGGAACTGCCAACGCATCAATATAAGCGCAAGCAGCAGGATTCGTAACGAACGTCTGCATACCCACGACCATATAGAAGATGTCAGCAGTAGCCACACCACCCGAAGGACCACGGATTTCAAAGATTCGACGACCATCGGTTGTATAGAAACCAATGGGAAGAATCTCACCGCGACCCCACACTTCATCAACGATGAAGTCAATACGCTTCTTATCCCAGTTGAAGGAATCACGCAGACTAGCACCAGCCATCTGCATACCATCACCGAAATACATATTCAGTGATTCTTCCTTCGGCAACTTGTGGATAATGGAAACAAGCTGTCCGATTTCCTCGTAAGCCTGCTTCTGGCAAGGATGCAACCATGCAGTAGGCTTAAACGTATTGTCAATTCCAACACGGTTGCCAATCTTGTTCATCGCAAGACGCGGCAACGGAAGTGACAATGCAGCGTTCAAACCATTAACACGGTTTGCACGAATCTCAGGAGTAGCAGAACGGCTAAACCCGAGCCACGTTCCAGTAGAAGCATTGGAATGATGATACGGCACACCATACAATGCAGGGAGAGAAGTAGGAGTGGAGATACCATTCGTAACCAACTTATCAGTGGCAATAGCACCAGCAACAGCCGGGGTTACGTCGATACTCTTATTCTCAACATCCCACTTGGTAATGACACCACTACCACGCAGAACACCAAGAGCAGTATCAAACACCTGAACAGTCTGTCCATAACGCACCAAACGTGCGCCAAAGCCATCAGTTCCAAGTGTATAGGTATCAACACCACCCGCAGTAGAAACGGCGCTGATAACACCAACAACACCGTCTCCAGCCTGCATCATCTGAGCATCCAACTGACGACGAAGCTCATCCAATGCAGTAGCCGTAAGTCTGCGAACTCCGTTAGTCACAGCCTTACGCTCATCATCAGTGGCCCACTCTGTCAGCTTCGTGTATTCGATGTTCTCACTAACGAATACACTTGTCAGAACAGCCTTATCGAAGGTCGGACCACCACCGCGTCCCAGGTCGCCACCATCAGCATTAAAATACTGAAAGCTACCACCAGGGCGAAGTTCCAACGGAACGCGCATCTGCCTGTTAGAGATTTTTTCTACGTCACGCTTCTTCACGTTAGCGTAGAACTTATCATCTCGCTCAAACAGAACGCGAATCTTTGGAATCACACGTTCCAATTCAAGACCCGCTACCTGTGATTCAACAACAGCCATGTTGTCCTCAATCCTGCATCAAAAAGTCAATAGTTCGCATCCCTTTCGGAATGTCGCTCGCTTTAGAAATCTTGCCACCTCTTGAATCTTGAGAACGTGGCCGTCCTACCGAAATTGGACTCTTATTGGGAGTCTCCTCCTCGTCGCTACGCTTACCCAGTCCTTTAAGAGCATCGTTTCTGGCCTTTTTAATCACTGATGGCAACAGTGTTTTTGCTCTGGACAGATAAGCGGATTTAATACGGTCAATAGATGCCTTGCTAAAGTTCTCCTTGAAAGCGGATTCCCACAGTTTATCCTTCAACGCAGTAAACCGTGCATCCTTACCCAAAACTGACTCTAGCATTTCCATAGCTTCTCTGCTCGCATTTTTGCGAACATACTCAGTCATGGATTTCTTAGGGTCAATATTGGCTTCAATGGTATTCTTAAGAGTATTATTAATACGAGTATTCAAATCACCAACAGCAGATTCAAACTGCTGTCTAACAAACTGCTGTTCTTTCTGTTCCAGTTCCTTATCCTTACCATCTTCCGGCGCTGGCCTAGAAAGTGGCTGAGGAGGCTGGAAATCACTAGTTCCAAACACAAACTGGTTAACAAGCTGTGCTGCTGATTGCAGAGCCTCATTACCACTTCTCCGAGCCTCGCGCACCATCGCTACAATGGTATGCTTTGTGACGTTACTAAGCACATGATAATATGCTCGCTCGTCTACACGCGCAAGAGTCGGGAGGTATTCATCAACCAGTTTTGCAAATCCTTTAGGATTCTGTTCTCTAACAGCCTTAAGGATAAGTTCGGTGTTTCCACCCATTACATCAGCTTCCATCCTATCGAGAGTCTGCTTGGCTTCTACAGCAGCCTTAGCATCATCAATCGTAGGAAGAAGCTCAGTGAACTGTTGTTCCCTGTAATATGCCTTTTCGAGATAAGGAAATTCTTTGAAAAGATTAGGATACTTAGAAAGAATTTCCTTACGTCGAACAGGTGTTACAAGTTCCAACTGTTCATCTGTTGGGCCTTCTAGTTCCTGTTCAATTTCAAGAAGTTCGTCTACTTCTTCTTTTCCTTCTTCTCCCTTTTCACCCTGTCCAGCATCTTCAGCTTTAGGCTTCTCTAGGGGAAGAACTTCTTTTTCATCATCATCTGCCAAGAAATCAATTACATCTTCATGATTCATTTCTCCGTCAGTTACCGGAGTATTAACAGCGGAAGTTCCTACACTATTGCTGGGTAGCGACATTTCCTTCTCCTTGAATGGGTGCTTCTGGTTGAAGTTCCTTCGGGTTGGGCTTTTCAGGCGGAGCCGCACCTTGCTCATTACCTGGAGCCTGTTGCATCATCATATTCTGCTGCATTAGTTCATAGTGCATTTTAGCGTGCAAAAGAACATTCTTATATCCTGGAGGATTATCCATCTTAGCTTGCTGACCAGCAGGGCTTACAGCCCACTTTCTACAAATCTCAAACTCAATAGCATGATTCTCCATCATTGGGTCAACTTCTACTGAGGGCATTTCAGGCATCATTGGGTCGCCTGTAGGCATTGGCTCAGAACTCAATAGAAGCTTGATTTCATCATACTGATGATTTCTATCGTCCTCTCCAGGAACAAAGAAATCTGTAAGACCAATAGCTTCCCGAATCATGGGAAGATTCTCAGGTGAACCAATCACAGCAAGAATCTCAGGATTAGCAGCCGTCAAAAGCTGCATAATGATATCCTTCTGCTGTGACCATGTAAGAGGCAAATTCTCATTAGCCTCAAGTTCTACCCTACCAATCTTTCCTTCAAGCTCTGCTTTGCGAATGAACGTATTGATAAAGTTACCATCAGCATCACGTTCAACATCACGTTCATCTTCCTTTACTTCTTGGATGAACGCGGGAATGACTTTACCAAAGATTTCCTTCCACCAGATTGTAAAAATTTTCCATGTGTTCTGGAGTCTCTGTAGTGCTTGCGCACGAGACATTGAATACTGTGATGCAGTTTCACTTCCTTGTAGTGAGCCACCAAACAAGGATGGGAGAGCGCCTGATACAAGTTGCGCGAGTCCCTGGATTTGAGTTGCAAAAGGTTGAACCTCTGGCGAAAGATTCGCAGTTTTAATTTCAAAGAATCCGTCTTGTAGTGATTTACCCGACTTAGGAATAGCCTCATAAATACCGCCAGGAACAGACTCCATCTGACGGTAAGCATTAAAGTTCAATACAGCGGGGTCAGCAAATGTCTGACCTATTCCATGCTCAATAGTCTGGAGAGTGAGGGAAATAAGGTCATTAGTAATTTCCTGAACACTAACAAGTAACAGACCAAGAGGGTCATGATGCAAATAGTCAGAAAGAGGATTATAGGTGAGTGTCCAGGCGTCGTCGAGTCTTTCGTTGTAGGCGTCTCCAAATTCATCATTGACAAGACACACCTTCGCTCCATTAGGAAACTCTTTCTTGAGTTTCTTTACACAGTCCTCATCCTGAAGAACATTAAAGGCTGCGGGGCGGAGCCATGCTTCTCGAATAGTTACGTTATTAGTAGGATATGCACCCTGATACTGTGGAGATAAACGGCCCCACTGTTCATAAGGGTCTTTCGGTCCTACTGACGATTCAATCTTATCTCTTTCCTTAGCAGTTAGTTTACCATGAAGATGCTGATACTTTTCAATCGCATTAGCATAATGCGTTTCATAACTGAAAATAAGATAAGGACAATCTTCCTGCTTACGTGCATAGATAGGAACCTTTACATACAGTCCCCCGAAACAATCAATCATGATTCGGGTTTTAGGCTTATGTGTAGTTCCTACAATACGAGTAACAAGGAAATCTTCCTGCTGAACTAGAGGCTGAATAACCTGTCCACACGCAGGACACATCTCTGGTTCATAATCATCATCGTCACGCTTCAGAACAGTAGTATATTCATCTTCCTGCTGCTGTTCCTGCTTTTCTTCATGCAACTCACCAAGTTCATGATTAAGCTGCTTATCCTCAATATTGTAACCACACTGAGGACATGAAACTACTTGATGCTGTTCCTGAATTTCCTCTTTCTCATCCTCAGCATAAGTTCCAAAATATTCATCCGACTTCGGATAAGTGTAACCCGCAACCATACCTTCTGTGCAGTAAATGAACAAAGCATGGAGCCAAGTTAGCTGAACATTATTATGACGATAGATTAGCTGAGCAATTTTATCGCCAGCTTTCGCAGTAGCCAAATCGAGAGTATTATCTGCATCATCAGGATAGCACTTAACAGGAGGGACGACCACGCTAAGTGCCGCGATGATAGACTCCAAATAAGCGCGGAATACGTTAATGGGCTTATCATAATAAGACTGTTGAGTATCGTCGGTTTGAACTTCATCCCAGATACGCCAGTCATGCGCTACTTCACTATACCACGCTTTCTGAAACCCCTCCCAAAACAGCTTTAGCCTACGCCAAGTGCGAATTTGGCGTTCCCTAATCTGTCTATCTTCTCTATCGAAGTGGCTAACCACTTCTTTCAAGAGACGCTGGATTTCCTCGTCGTATTCTTTAGACATTAGAAACTCTTAGTAAAAGAGATTGTTTCTAAATGGCCTATTGGGTAGTGATGCACCTGCTCCACCATATGCACCACGGAATCCTCTATTAGCCATAGGATTTCCCTGCTGCATATCCGGAATACTTGCACGATTGGGGTCAGTATATCTACCACCACCCATAGGATTACGTCTAGGAATTCTCAACCCTGGAGGAGTTGATGGTCCTACTAAGCCGGGGTCAAATTCAAATGAAGGAGGGGGAGGAATAGTCCATTGACCAGTATTAGGGTCCATTTTAGGAGCTTGAGGATTCCAAAGTCCAGACGAAGCTCCAGCAGTTCCACTACCTATTCCGGGAGGCATTTGACCCCCTGTAAATCCGCCCCTTTCTAGCCAAGGATTTCCACCACCACCCGGAGTTTCCATATTAGGAGGTAACTGAGATGGACCAGTATTAATTGGACCTGGACCCCCACCTTCCCAAGTTCCACCCGGAGTATATCTAATACCAGGAGGTTCTGCAAATGGATTCTGTGGAGGAATTACTTTACCACCCTGCACAGTTCCATACCTACGGAATGGGTCGCCAACTTGGGGAAGAATACCCTGATTACCCATCATTCCTGAATAACGGAAATTAGGGCGTGGAGCGTTTCTATCTCCAGTATTGTATGCAAACTGCATCTTAGGTTTAGATGGTGCAGTATTAATACCTGGAGCGCCTCCGCCAGCCTGATACTTCTGCTGTTCAGATGCAGGAAGTGAATTCCACTTACCTACATCATATCCAGCCTGCTGATTCTGTTGTTCCTGCGGTGCTGGTTTATAAACATCCGCAAGAGGCTGTCCCCATCTACCCCATCCACCTGCAAGTCCAGCCATGTTATACTCCGTGTTCTTTCTTAACTTTTTTAGATGGCCCCGCGTCTAGTCCACGCTTATTAGCTGTGGCATAGAATACACGCTCACCCTTATCCTTGCCATATCGCTTCTTCATAGAAGCCATGACTTTTTCGCCAGAGCCACCGTAATATTTGGAGAGCGGCATGATTACCTCAACTGTGTATCTCGACCTTTAGGTCTATAAGGATACTTTACCTGAGCAATTTCAGCTTCTCTTTCTTCAGGACGTTGAGAAACTGGAATATTACGTTCCTTATAAGCCTGCCACAAACTTCGTGGCTTCTGCTTAGTATGAGTAAACTCATGAACCAGAAGGTCAATCATATCGTTAGGATTCTGTGCCCTCTCCATATTAATAGCAATAGTATTATTAGGATAAGCTAGTCCACCCGTATCCTTACCCATGAAATATCGTTCAAAGGCATTATAAGGACGAACCTTATTTACCTTTGCATCTGGCATATGAACCATTACGCCAGCAGCCGTTCTATCTAGCAATTCCCTCTGCTTTTCAGGAGAGGGATTAGCTAGTTTTTTCTCTTTGGGTGGCGGCAATGTCTAATTCCTTTTCCAAATCTTCCACAGAAGGTTTAGGAGCTTCACGCAAGAGCCTTGCTCTTTCACGGTCCTCTGCTTCTAGCATTTGTCTACGCACATTCCAGGGAATATTCTTAGGAACTGATACTTCCACTGGAGCGCGTGGTGCTTCAGGTTCAGGCTTCTCTAAAATCCTATCAAGAAGTCTTTTATTTTCAAGGCGAGAAATCTCAAGTTGCGCCCTAAGAGTTTCACACGATAGACAAACTCGCGCATACTCAAGCTCCTCTTTACAATGAGGACAGTGTGGATTAAAGAACTTATGAAACCAGTTACTCATTTAATCCTCAAATTCGTAGGAGCGCCCGGAGTTACGACGAAAGCGAAACTTAAAGGGGCAGACTTAACGCTCTCCCCTGCAATATTGCTTGCTGTGAGAGTGAGAGTATGTGGACCCGGAGTAAATGCTGGAAATGCAACTTCACACTGATAAGGTGACACAGTTCCAGCACAAGTAACGGAAACTAGGGTGGTCCCTACTGTCGCAGAATCAGGGTAATATTTATAAGTGTATCCCTGTGCCTCTGCCAATGTTGGGGCAGCTTGGTCCCACCCTATTTTGTTTCCGCTTGTTACAGGTGGCTGCGCATACACCACCGATGCAACAAGAACGAGTATGATTGCAAACAAAATCTTTTTCATTACCATACTCCGCTTACTACATTCCAAATAAGATAAGTCCAGATTACTACAACAACCAGTATGACTCCTACTCCAAGTTTCTCACCTACGTCCATGACTAAACCTGCTTACAACTTGCATCTTAGGAGCCGCATCGACTGAACGCATATTTCGATAATAGGCTGTCCAATCTCTATTTCCACTTAATACTTCACTAAGAAACTCTGCTTTCTGTATCTTCGCAAATTCCTTAGCCGCCTCTACGAAGTATCGTTCTGCTGAATCTACTGCATAGCGCAAGTCATCGTAAGGGTCATCACCTTCAAACGTCGCAACATCCTCAGCAGGTTTGTTATCCTTAGGCTTATCATAACTACAAGCCCTAATTGCATCAATCATTAAGGGACAGCAATTAGGATGACCATCATGATTACCAGCTTCTTCGCATTTGAATATCTGCAATTTCGGAATATTCTTTTCCTCCTCGGGAGGGTCAAATAGTTTGAGATACGCTTTATAATCATCTAGTCCCTTATTACGAAGAACCCACATCGCATATTCTTCGCTATAAGTTGGCAATTCTGATGGAGGAACAACCGGCTTTGGTTTCCATCGCAAATATTCATGCAATAGCATCTTACCAGCAACACGCGAACCCGGAGTATTATTGCTAAGTTCTATCGGTCTACCTAGCGCGTGTTCAATCTGCTGTTGGATAGTATGTTCTTGTCCTCTATCCTGACCAGCAGACCGACAGAACTTAACAACCTTCGGATTCTCGCGTTCAACGAACGCTTTAATAATTGGTGCCCATTCCTCAATCTTGGTTTTCAACCAGTAAAGTTCACGATATAGATACAGTTTCTTTTGAGGAGAAATAGCATAAAACCCAATATATGTCATCGCCGCGAAACCCCAATCCCCGATAACCATCTTAGGCCACCAATCGGGAATTGAGAAGGGTGGGACAACATGTATCGCGTTATCTGGCTCATCTGGATAGTGTCTATCTCTAAATTCATCAAATACTTGTCCCTGATAAGCATCCCAATCACCAAACTTACGCGCTTTACGTTCCGCTTCAGACGGAATACCATCAAGACGAGCACTATATTCAGGGTCAGCGTGAGGATTATCAGCGACCGTAGAATGAACGTAGAATCGTTTAACATTTCCCTTACCTACAATTATTTTTCCACCGTCAGGGTAAGGTGTAACAAATCGCTTCTTAACGAAAGTGTGACCGATACCTCCTGGCATCCCCGCGCATCGAATAATTGCTGGAAGTTCGGGAACTTTCGTTCTAACTCGTGTAAACCCGATGTATAAGTAAATGTATTCGGTGAAGGACGTAAGCTCGTCGGGAGTGAATAAGTTGATTTCCATTGAGTCATACTTGTGAACATCTGATTCCTCCTCACAATGACCCAAGAAAATCATCGCTCCTTCATTAGCTAACCCTGTTCCTCCATATTGGTCGGGTCTAGGAAAGGTCCAGACCATATCAGTTTTATTAAATGATGCTCCGAACTTAGGATATATTTCGCGGGAACGAGGAACAATCTCGTTCCGCAACTCGGGAAAAGTTCGT